AGTTTGATCTAAAGATTTGAGACGTAAGTACATCCGCTTCTCTGACAAATCGGCGCTAACGACTTGGAATTGCGCGTCGCTTTCCATTAACTGGGGCAATGTAGTTTGCAATAGATTGACGTTATCAAACGTTTTAAACTTATCAGAAACAAAAGCCCGCACGGTCCCATCAATTTGAACATCATAATCTAAATGGGTGCGCACCATCCGGCGCGTGTTTTCTTTATGCCAAATTGCATTAGTTAGATTGTCAAACTCTTTAGGATAGGAAGCTTGCAACCGTCGCGCTGTTCTTGTGTCAATTCCGGCATGGGTGGCAATCTGCCCAAACGCGGTGTCGTTAATATTAAAGATCTTGGTATTGTCGCCATGGTTTGCCTCAATAACCATTTGGGGCTTACCTTCAACAGATGTGATTTTCTGCAAATCGTTGGTAGGGGCCAAATAGTCGGCCGATCTAGCGGCTTGATCTTTTACCTTTTCCAATAGTTTAGAAAGGGTATTATTGTTGTTTTCAATATGATGTGTCAATTTACATTCTCCAAAAAGTAAAAGGGCAGGATTGCCCCGCCCTTACTCTCTCATATATTCGCATATAACGCAAGTAAACTTTTGGAAAGTTTTAATCCGCCCCAATATCGCCCGCTATATGGTGGCGCAATATCGTTCTAGGGGCCAAGCTTTTAGCAAACCGCGTAACACGTTCAGCGTCGGTTTCATCTTGGATCTGATCCGCTGTATGCGTCCAATGTAAAAGAACATTTCCACCTGTAGCATAGCAACCGCCCGCAATATCTGGCTCGCTCGCTTTCTTTTTATGTACACCGTGCGCGGTAAATCCGACAGCAAAATTGCGAACAAGCTTTGCACAAAGCGGATCACCATTGCCACATTGGGCGCAACCGAAGTTTTTTAGATATTCGGCCGGACATCTAACGATCTTAACATCATCAACCGTAACCGATTTTCGCCCCTCCCAAAAATCAGTTGCCACAGTGCAAACTGTTGGAATTTTCATTTTAACGTATTTTACAGCAAGCGCGGCCGTTTTAGCAGAATAGTTTATAACAGTTTTTCCAGCCTTTAGTTTTTTAGCCCAATAGATTGGGGAAAAGTGCGAGTAAGTAAAAGCAACGCCTTTAACTGGTACAGCATCGACAACCGCGTCTAAATATTCTTGATCAATTTTAGACGCTCCACAACCGCTAGGGTTCAACTCACAAGTTGCAGGACAAGTGCCAAAGTTGTTTTTTGTTCCGGCTCTATAAGTAACCGCGACGCCTTTTGTTTTTTGGGCGCGGCTCAATTCTACAGTTTTTAACATCAAAGCTTCTCCCAATCTAAAACGTGTGCAACCGTATAGGAAGTTTTGCGGCCGTTGGTTTTTTCGTGCTGGGTTAAAGATTGAGCCGCCCGCCTTGCGTTCTCTTTTAATCTATAGCTCTCTAAGCTTTTTTGATCGTGATTAGATAACACAACCCAAGGGCCAGAAAAGCGTTTATTTTGTTCTTTTAACATTGCTACATTCTCCAAATAAGCGAGTTATCCCATATTATAAACAGAAAAAAACCCGCCTGTAAAGCGGGTTAATTTTCTAACGTTTTCGACGGGTGGTTTTTCGTCGCTTTGGTTTGCTGGCTTGTTGGCTTAGTTTGTCATAATCCGCGCCATATAACAGGCGGCCCAATAAGGTAAATAGAAACATCAAACCACCTCCAAGTTTTCGTTGGGAAACAATTGAGCGGTTGCGGTTTCATATTTTAGTTTTAGGGCAAGGGCTTCCCCATAAGTTAGGAAGCGACTTTTTCCAAACTTAAATAGTTTTGTGCTGGGTTGAAATTTAATATCCATAAAATTCTCCAATTTGTTAAAGTTAAACACAAGCTATCGTAAGCGCTTATATGGGAGATATCAAGTCAAAAACTTTATCCCAATCAAAAGGGTGATCAAAAGATCCAATTGACGGAGTTTTTAAACCATCTTCCGCAAGGGTTATGGCCTGAGAGGCGCTGTAAAGGTGCAGAGTGGCCTTAACGTCCGCCTTGGCCTGTCGCTTAACTAAAATCCAACTACTGCTTGTAAGGTGCCTTGTGAGCCACGCAACCTGATGCGGGCTCAGATTAACCGCGTTAGCTTTACAAAACTTTAATTCTATAAAATGAAACTTTCCAACCTCATCACAAACCAAAAGATCGGGAATGCCTTGGCCTACCCAATTTTCAATTCTTGTCAGCCGCCAGTTTCTTCGGCTTTTTAGCGCGGTCTTTAGTTGGCGGTACAGTCCCGCTTCCGTCGGCATCTTCGGTTGGGGTAATGTCAATAACGTTTGCGCCATAGCCTTCTTTCAAATCGCTTAAAGCTTTCAGAACTTCTTCCTTACTCATACTGTCAATACTGCCGTGGCGGATTTCAGACTTACTAACGTAAATATCTCCCTGCGCTTGGCCCCTTCGATACTCTGCTTGAACAGCGGCAGAGTAAGCTCCGTTTTCCAAAGCCACGTCCCTAATCTGTTGAAGCGCTCGGATATGCCTACCGTAGTTTACATCGAACTTAGCATCCAGTTCGGCGCGGTACGCTTTAATGGCGGCAACAACGTGCGGGCATTTGTGTGGGTTGGTTAGTTCATAAGCACGGGTATGGGCAGAACTTTCTGGATAGCCCGCTTTTATCGCGGCTTCCTTAAAAGTTATTAAACCGTCGTTGCTCACAAGCTCTTTAACAAAAAGCTCTTGTTTGCGTGTAAGCTTACTATCTACAGAAATACGTTTACGACCACGGGGATCAGGACGCGGGCTATCTGGGTCAACAAGCTTATTATGTTTTGGAACGGCTCGCTCTTTAATCAGGAGCGGAGAGGGTATTATCCCAAACTTTGTTTTCTTTACGGGCCGACCTCTTTTGACTTTGGTCATGGTTGTTTCTCACAGTTTAACTATTGTTAAAACTCTTATACAACCGATCCTCTTATATACGCCAGAAAAAACTTTTAATAAAAAAATTCCCCCACCCCCCCATTAGGCACTTTGGTCTTTAAGAACTATCTTTTTGGTTACATTTTACTACTTACTCGGTGTAACCACTTATGTAACCAATAATATCCTTTATATATATACACTTAAAGGTCAAGTTACATAAGTTACACTGGTTACGGCTTGAAAATACTTTTTTTATTTTTTTTATTTTTCAGCCCTATATACAGTAACGGCGTTATTCAAGCTCCGCGGGCCGCGATTTTTGGCCTCTAATTTGCGGTCTAAGGCTTGTTTTTATGGCTTTTGGTTGTTTATACGAGTAGAATATGTGGTTACCAATTCTCACCAGCCTATGCAATCGTTTACGCCAAACGGGCCTAACTTGCACAGAATGAAAGTGATCCGCCTCCATTATCGGCAAAATTTCCGGATTTTTCTCAATTTTTTTCGCCAAAACGTAAGCTTTTTGCCAAGATTTTTCATCTTTTGGCATTGGCACTCTTCCTTTTTTAACGAATGAGAACTGTTTTGGTTGCATTACTACTTCACAAATAGTGTTGGGCCATCGGTTAGATTCGACTCTATTGTAGATTGTTTTGGAGACTGCGAGTTTAGCGATATAGCTTTCTCCCCTTGCTTCGTGATAGATGGCGAGTGCTAGGCATAGGGTAGTAAGCATAGTTATTCCTTTAGTTACAAAAAGAGCCCGCGATCCGTAGACCGCGAGCTTTGGTTATTGTTTGTTTAAAATTGGCTAAGTTCTCGGTCACGTCTTGCTCTTATTTTTTTTACAATAAGTTTAGTTTTTTGACGTTGTTTTTCTTGTTTAAACTTTTCGTCGAGGTCAGCTTGCTGTCGATCATCTGGCCCCATTTCAAGATATTCCCGTTCTTTTTTTATGGTTCCAAGTTTTTCTCTAACATCTCCCCAAAATGAACAGAACAATTCGTCTTTCCAACCTTCGGGTCCAACTTGATCTACATGGTATTCGATCCAACAGTTCCACCCTCCGGCATCTTTTCCGATTGTTAATTTGATATTAAGCTCTTTAGCTAATTTCATGGCATGGTAGCGATCATTTGAATTACGCCGCGCATCTTCTTTTTTGCGTTTTGCAATTCGAGGATCAACAAGCAAATTACCTAACATTTTGTTAAGACCGAAAAGATCATCTTTTCTATTCTTCATAAACATTCTCCAATTATGGGTTTGTTCCGGACCATTCCCAAGGTTTGTCAAAAAGCAAGGAGGGCAGAGCCGGAAGCCCTCAAGAACATTTTAACACCTGTATGGGATAATGTAAACCCCCAGTGACGCAACGTCATTTCACGAATTTCTTCTTGGTCCGCTGTGCGCGATATTGGAACTTAGATCTTCCGAGTTTTTTCTGAACGAGTTCGACCAATCCCCCGTTACAAGCATCTAGGGCGGTGTGTTTATGTTTGCCTGCCGCGAACTCTCCGACGTGGTATATTATGACGTCACCATATTGGGTGTTTTGCAGTGCTTGATCGAAGTTATCTTTTGCGAGCCTATTTGAGATGTCGTAGATCATATGTTTTTCCCTGCTTTTCTCAGGGTTACTACGAAGGTGTTTAGTTCTTCTCTTGCGACCCAAAGATTACGTTCGATGTTATTTGCATGATTTTCTTGATTTTTTTGATTGGCTAGTTTATCATCTTGCAGTCTATCGACTTGTTGACGTAGCCATTGCAGTTCGTTTTCTTGGAACGGCGTTAATCCTGCCTCGGACACCATACTCATTATACTCTCCCTTTAGTTAGTGCATACTATTTTTGACGGCTTTGTTTAAGAAATTTGTTGCATCTTCCACGGCTTCTTCTACTATTCCGTGCGTTTCTAGCAGGGCGCTCGTTTGTGCCGCGATAAGGGGCCAGACGGGTGAAAGTTTATATAGGTTCACCATGTTGGCGATTACGGCGCATATATCTGGGACTGTCATTTCCTGTGGGCAAACGTCCAAGATATCGTTTATACTTTTTTCCATTTCGTCCATGTTGAGCCTCTCCTTCATGTTCGTTATTCTAGGCGTTGCGTTGATAACTTTTCAAGCAACTTTTCACCAATTACTCCCGAACACTTTTGCAAACACTTCGTCCAACAGACGATCCATATCTTTAGCGGTCATTCAAGTTCTTCCTTTCTTTTAATCCTAGAGTTAACACCTAGATTATAAATCAACTCACGTTTAAGCTCGTTTAACTCACGAACAACTTTTTCTTCTTTTTGATTGGTGTCATCTAAAATACTTTCCAGACGATCAACTATGTAGTGCATGTTAACGCGGTCAAGATCGTCAAGCATCACGCGGCCTCCTTAATAAGCTTGTTTACCTGTAACCACTTTTCGTGGCTAAAATGTTGACCCATCACATAGGTGTGACCATTGTCAGACATCATGGCTAACACGCTTCCTAAATCAAAACGCTTGCGCCTGTTGTTCCAGAAACAACAGATGTAGCCTGAGTTATAAGATGTGCCGTCTACGCGGCCCAAAACATATCGTTCGTTA